GTAGAGTTGTCTCCTGCTGATTGAGTAGTGGCTGTTACTGTTGAAGCTAAAGCACCTGAATAAGAGGTGGCTGAGATAGTTCCTGCAAAGGTAGCGTTTTGTGATGCGTCTAATCTTAATGCTTCTGCTGTGTTAGTGCGAATAAACATCTCATTGTTAGAATGGTCGTATGCAATCAAGCCAATATTACTATCTTGTGGGTCTCCAAAGTCAACATAGGATGTTGCTGTATTTGCAGAAATAAGCTTTATACCTGCATTACCTGTTGTCTTTGTTACTTCAATGCGATCATTAGCAGAGATAAAGCCACTATTAAAAGTAGCGTTACCAGTAAAGGTGTGTTCACCACTGCTACTTATTTGATACCTCATCCCTGAGCCAGTACCAGTATTCTTATATATATAAAATCCGTTGTTTCTGCCAGTTATTTCCCATTGATTTGCATTATTTTGGTCTAAAAACTGGATTATATTACCACCACCTGCACTTGCTTGTTTTAGCTTTAATACCCTTGAGTCTGAACCTGATGTTACTGTGATTGTTGCTGAATTAATAAGTGCAATATTAGTAAGGTTACGAGAGGAGTCTATTACAGTAGTTCCATTTATTTGATAGCCACCTGATTGAACATTTATACCACTTGAAAGTATCCTAACAAATGCAGTACCACCACCAAAGGGTCTAAAATTGTGATGGTTATTGTCGTAATAATTACCTCTATCTCCTGAATCACCCATATACAAGGTATTAGAACCTTCAGGATTTCTTAATATTGTATAAACATTATCATTTAGTTCTATTACTTCATTACCATTTGAGTGTTTTATACCTATACCTTGTACTGCTCCTGTGCTTGTAATAGCACCACTACTGATAGTTCCTGAGAAACTGTGTCCTGTAGAAGTAGCTTGTATTCTTTGGTCAAAATCTTCACTAGTGCTATCTTTAAAATCTATATAAGCACCACCACTTGTTTTAGCAATCTCAATATTACCATCTGTTCCTAATTGAATTGCATTACCGCCTGAAGCTGCTGTTATTGATGATGTACTTGTTATAGCACCACTAGATATAGTGCCTGAGCCTTGAAGTGTACCTGAACTAGTGATTCTCCATCTCTCAGTTCCACCTGTTGAAAAAGCAAGGGCGTTTGTACTTACTCTAAACATTCCTGAATCAGAGTCGGCACTAAATGAATATGCGGGTGTTGCAGCACTTCCACTACCTAATCTTGTTTGTGTGTCTATAAAAGCACTGCCTGAAAGGTAGAGGTCTTTGAATCTAGCGTTTGAAAAACCTATATCAATTTGAGCATCACTTTCTGAACCTGCTCTCATAGGCGTAATTACAGCAGTACCAAATTGAAGACCTGAATGGTTTGAAACAGAGCCACCTATCGTAAGGTTGTTAGTATTTATAATACCAATACTTCCAACTGTTGTGCCGTTTTTGCGGAACTGTACGGTGTCACCGTCAGCACCGCCAATTCTGTTAAATGCAGCGGAGTGTGCAGCACTAGTACCAACAAGTAATTGGTCACTGGCTGCTAAAACAACACCTGAAGCAACACCAGTATCTACAGCTGCATTAGTAGTTGACACCAACAGGTTACCTGAATTATCTACTCTTAAAGATTCGCTAGGAGTACCGCCTGTTCTAACACTAAACTGATAACCGCTTAATGTAGGACCAACACCAGACTTGTTATAAAAATAAGCGTTTGTATTTGTAGGGTCGGATGTAATGCTTGATACAGCTTGGATTAAACCTGATGAATCTATGATAAGCCTAGAACTTCCACCTGTAGAAAATTCTAACTGATTAGCAGTATCACTAAACATACCTGTATCAGTATCGTTAGCAAATGAGAAAGATGGGAATGATTCTAAATAAGAACCTGCTCTAATTTGACCACTAGCTTTTATTTTTCCTGATACTTCTAGCTTTTCACTTGGATTTGTTAGACCAATTCCAAGCGATTCAGCACTAGCATCCCAAAATAAACCTTGAGTTGAGCCTGTATCGTCATAGAAGGATATATCTCCGTTGGATGCTATAGCTAAACGATTTGCTGAATTGGTAGTATCTCTAATTTGAAAAACGTCTGATTCACTATTATCAATTCTTAAAACATATTGTTGTTCATTTGTTTGTAATTTTATAAAAGGGTCGCCTGTACCATCAAAAACAGTAATGTCTCCATTTATCTGTGCATTGCCATCAACAGTCAAACCATCACTTGTAACTGTTCCAACAATATTTACACCGCTTGATGTCGTTTCTAATTTCTTATAATTATCATAAAATAATTTAACTGCACCATTTTGAGTTGCAGTAAGCATATCTTCATTTAATGCAGAATTTCTTATAGCCAGGAGATCTGAACCTAATAATAATTTACCCGTTCCAGTATCTTGAATTATGCTATTAGAACCGTTATGGTAAATCTGTAAATCATTACCTGCACCAAACTGAGCTTTTACGTTATCTGGGAAGGTTGTGCCGTTGGCATCTAGGTAGGCTTCTACTTCTTCGTTGATTGAAGATCCAACCTGGGGAAATGATTCTAATACAGCCTTTATTAACCTTAGCTCTGCTAGGTCGCCTGTAACAAATGATCTTGCTGTGGTATCGTCTTGGGCTCTAACGACAGTAAGTGTGTTACCGCTTCTTGCAGTAACCTTAACTATTTCATTATTTGTTCCGTCATCGAATGTGCAATAAAAGAAATCACCGCCAGTAGGCGATGGTAATACTGAACCATCTGTAACTGTAATGCTTGTTGCACTACTGTTTATTCCACTGGCAAGTGTCGTCCTTGCATTATTTTGAAAGACAATCGCCATTAACTACCTCTTTTTATTTAACTAACTGTGACCGTCCAAGTAATTGTCATTGAGTCAGCAGATCCTTTATTTACAACAGAAAAGACTGTTCTACACAACATTGTACCACTAGACGATGCATTGAATATACCAGCTTCAGTTATTGCACCAGTTCCTGTACCTGGACCGAATGTTGCAACATATACAATGTCATTACCTGTAACATTTGTTGATGTTAGTGCGGTTCTGCTTCCTGATATCTGTGATCCCAGGGCTGAGTCTGAAGCCGCTGCTGCTGTAGATCCTGTGCCAACAGACATGTGTGTCATTGCAGTAGTAGAAGCATCCTTCATTCTTGATGCCACATATTCCTTACCGTCAGTAACGACTATGTTAGGTACCTCTGCAACAACCTCGTTGTTGACTTCTATTTTCAATTTACCTGTTAGTTTAAAATTATCAACTATCATTTTTGCTCCTAATTAAGAGCACTTGTATTAAGTGCTGCTGTATTTAAAACGCTTTTAGAACTTACTATAACTTTAAAGTTTATGTTCTCAGTTATAGTTAAAGCGTCATCAATACTTTTGCTAAAAGATATCACATCCTGTTCTGATATGGAAAGGATATCTGACCGCGAAAGGCTTGATAGTAAGGTCGCGGACTCATTAACGGAAAGTGTATCTGATGCGGGTTTGCTTATAGAGCTAGCTATTTGCTCTACTATACTTGTGCTGTCTGTCAGTGCCTTACTTAAAGAAAAAATATTCTCTTCTGTTAAAAAGGCTACATTGTTCTTGATGCTAGCTATATCTGTTTGCAACGGGTCATCCACACTGGCTATATCATCTAAGCTTATAACATCCAGGAATGATCTATTAAAAGATACTGTTCTACTTAAAGACTCTCCCATAGATAAGCTGTCTGCCTTTGAGAGTAACGGTTGCAGTGTCGCTTGCTCGGTGAGAGAGTAGCTGTCTGTCTTTGAGGTGCTAAGGCTTTTTGCATTTGCCTCTGTAACGCTAATATCATCTTGCTTGGGTAGTGCGGTGTTAAATGCCTGCGTGTCTGTAAGGGGTATGGTGTCGCTTTCATTTTTCCCCAAATCAAAATCTGAGTTTTCAAATATAAGAAACGCGTCTAAGTGATTCTTGTTGAACCCAAATAACTGACTATCTGCAAAAGCAAAGCTGTCGCTTTCTGGTCTTGATACTAATAACGCTGGGACATCAATAATAGTTGTTGTATCGCTGAACTCTCTCAAGAACTCTAATAGAATTTCTATGGACTCAGTTATGCTAGTTGTATCATTAAGAGCCTTAGATATATCAAAAGTCGTGTCGTCAGAAAAACCAAAGGTATCTGCAAATGGCTTGTTAACACTGTAAGCTAGGTCCTCTAATATATTAAGAACGACTACATTTGGATTGTCGCCAGTAAAATAAAGGTTCTTAGTATCTGGATCTGTGATTATGTCAGCAAAAAGATTTACACTGCTTATTAATAGGTTCGGCTGTACATAGTTAAGTAATGTTCCAGATATAGGAGCAATAGTTGAAACGCCAACATTTACACTCGGGCTAACTACAGATGTTTGTAATGAGGGGGAATCAGATTCTGCTGGCTGTACTAATAAAGATAGTTCTTGGCTTTGTATTGCCGCTTGTAGATTCGTATATTCTACAATTAACTTTATAGCCATTAGTCAAAATCATCTCTCACATTGAACTTAATTAAATCATTAATTGTTTGAATGTTGCTGTCAGCCTTGGTTATTTCTATTTCTCCCTCGTAGAACCCTGCCTCTGCGAACGTAGATGATGTGAACACCATTGCACACTTTCCATCGGAGGGAGCTGTATTAGAACATGTTATTGTTGACAGTACGTTTGTTGTTCCAATCTTTCTTATTCTTACTCTTACGGTAGCACCCGTTAAGTTTATAGGTGCAAATGTTGTAGGGTCTTCTGGGTTTAATGTTTTCCCAGAAGCCGCCGTGTTTGAGTCGGTTAGTGTGAAGTTTAGCTCTGGATGAGTATCGCCTACTACTGCTTTAATTGTTGTTGAATATGCCATCTATACAAACTCCTGGTATCTTATTGTTAGCGGAGCACCAACCAATCCGTATTTAGATTTTCTTACAGCCTGTGCCTCTCCTTTGTCATATAGTCTTTTATTAAGATCTGCTGCCTGTACGTCATACCATGGACTGTCTTTCATCATCTGCAATCTATATAAAGCACCATGAATGATTAGCTCCTGGTACTCATTAGCTATAATGTTAGGTACTGTGCTTGCTGTCGCTGTAGGCTTTAGGCTATAAAGAGCGTAGAGCGAATAGTTTTTGTCTGGCGTGGGAGCCACAAGGATTGTTTCTTGATCTTTCTGACTATAAAACCTAGGTCTGCCTTTACCATATGCGTCAAACAAAGAAGGAGATCCTATAAGTGATTTTGGCTCAAGTCTTGTAAAGCTTTTCTCAGATACCTGTACTGACGAATCTCCAAACTCAGAAAAGAAATCTATTAAATGATTAAGCTCTGTGCCGACTGGTATATCTAGGTCAGCAGCCTCGTACTCGTTAATACCTGTAACTGTTTGAAATAAGGTAAGATCTGATAAGTATATGTCTGTGTTTATACAAAAATCTATAATAGTGTTCCTTAGTTCTTCTATAGCTATAAACGATGGACAGCTCGGTGCCTCGCGTTTTACTTTAGGAACTAAAGACTTTATATTTTTTGCTACTGCCATATATCACTATTGTGCTGGTGTTGAAGGCTGAGGAGTAGATCCTGCATCAACTTGGTTTTTTATTCCTAATGCATTTTGAAATGACTGCAAGTAAACTCCAGATCTGTTCATATCTCCAGCGTACTCCGTATCTTTTTGGTAGGCTCTATAGAGAATGTAATCCAGTATAGCGTTTGCATAAATGTCATCCAATGAAATTACTGTGCTCGTTGTATTAAAGTTTGCTATGGTTACATCCACAGGTGCCGAGCTGTAAACCAAATCTATTGTTGCGTCCGATGCTGTGGAATGTGGATAAACATAAAATACTTTTGGATCCATAGGGTCATAAACATAGTGCTCTACGTTTGTATCTGTGGTTCCATGCCAGTCTTCTATCTGATCATCCAGAACTCTTCTTTCAATATTTGTTATTGGTTTGGTTGTTGGGCTAGCGTTTTTATAGATTGATAGCAATCTAAGTGCGGCACCAGGCAGTGTCTGTTTCGCACTGTTGGCAGTCAAAGTAAAAGATGTATTTACTGGATTGGCATCTGGTCTAAAAAGCACAACCTCTCTTTGACCATCGTTAAGATAATCAAGAAGTGTTTGCTGTGACCATCTCACATTGGTTGTATCCTGGAGAATCTCTTCAGCCCTATCTATTAAATCAATTACTTTAACGGTTGCCATTTATAGTCCTAGTTTCTTAAGTTCTTCTTTTTTTAAATCAGATTTTTTATACACGAAAGTCCAACTTTCCTCTCTGTGTAATGGATGCCATGGGACAAGTTTTCCATGTTCACCCCTCGAAGCTATAGGATCAGAACCCTCTTTAACGACCTCAACCTTTTCTGCTACATCCACGTTATCTTCTAATGAAGATAGCTTTACTTCTAAGTCTGCAAGTTTGTCTTTTGGGTTTAGTGAAACATTATATTCTTCTTTAGCTTTCTTGATTAATTCATCTTTAGTCATATTTACCTCGCTATGTTTAAGCTACGTTTAAGGTATCACAAATATGTGGTTTCTATCTAGTGGGGATTTGAATAAAAAAAGGGGAGCCGAAACTCCCCTTAAGCAATGTTAAGCAGTTTGCAGCTTAAACTCACCAACAGCTGTTGGAAGGATAACTTTGTATCCGTATACAGCCAAGCCTCTAACGCCATCACCGAATGAAGACTCAAGTCTTACAGTTTCAGTGTTAGTCATTTGAGAAGCATAAGCAACAGCTTTAGGATGCCCATACAGACCAGATGTTACTCCGCCTGCTGTGCTTAAGTTGTTAGATACATACATGTTGAATCTATCAACCGTTCCAATAAAGCCATTTCTTAATGGAGATACATTATCACCAGTTAAGTATGCTTGTCTTAGTTCTGATTGCTTTAATACTGTTGCAACAGCAGGATTGATGATCATGAATCTTCCATCTTCTGGAATGTTATTCTCATCAAGCTGTTGTCCAGCATCAAGGATATGCCCAAGAACATTTGCAGATGTTACGTTTGCAGGTGTTCCGTTGATGTCTGTTAAAGACGAACCAGCGGCTACGTTTGCGAACACATCTTGCTCAATAGCGATTTTCATGTTCTGAGCTGCGTCATTAGCTGCTTCGTTCATGAAGTCGATATCTGCTTGTTCTCTTAAGATATCGTCAACTTTAAAAGCATAGCTTTTAGCCTTGTTGATATCTAACTCAATAGTAGATGATGTTACATCACTATATGAGATTGAGCCAGAATAGTCAGCTACTGATACAGCAGGAACTGTTCTGATATTTACTTTATTACCTAACCCTGAGATCTCTCCTTCGTACTCGTTAGTTGTAACTTCAGACAACATGGTCTGAGAATAGAACTTAGCTTGTAACTTCTTTGAGAAGACTTCAGGTATAAAATGATTCTCACCAGCAGCGAAAGCAAAGTTTCCGCCTGAAGTTGAATATGCCATTATAATTACCTCTTTTTTAAAAAAATTTTAATTTAATAGCAACAAATTAATTAAGGCTTCACTCTTCCATCGGCATAAGCTTGATCAATTTCTTTCTCGTGCTTACTAAACTGTTTATCATTTAGCTTGCCAATTTCGCTTGCAGTCCAAATTCTTTTGCTACTACCTACGTTTTGTTTCCTGGCTTTAGAGAGTGAAGGTTCAATGTTTTGTTTCGCCTTTTCTACTAATTCCTTTTTAGAAACTTTTTTGGAAATAAGACCTAAATCAGTTTTATATTTTGTTAAGAGGGATATTACATCCTCAGCATCACCGCCACTAGCTGCGTTCTGCCACATATTAGACTGCCTTCCTAACCATAAAGTGAAATCTTCACTCTGTGATACAGACTGCCAATCCGCATGTGCATCTGCAATAGCACCATAATGCTTCTTATCTGCTTCTTCTTTCTGAGTCTTCAAGACCTCTTCTGTAGCCTGATTAACTTTTTGGTCAACAGACGCGATGCGAGCATCAACGTATTTTTGAAGTGGCTTTACGATCTCTGGATAATCTTTCATTATCTCACCCAGATCAACATTAACCTCTTCTTTCTGTTGCTCAATCCGTACATCGGACTTCATAACTTCCATAGCTTTGATTTTATTATCCATCTCTGCTATTTTCGTTTCGAGCTCTTTCTCTCTCTGGGTTGCCTTGGTCATTCGTGCCTGAGCATTCTTGTACCTTTCTTCCCATTGATCAGCAGATAATAAACCCTTATCAGATTTAACATCTTCTTCCTGAATCTCTTGTTCTTCCTGATCAGATGCTTCTTCAGTTTCCTGAGATTCATCGGGTGAAGTTTCTACTAGTTCCTCTTCAATCTCTTCGGGGGTGTCTGTGGTTTCATCTTCTTGAGTAGCTAACCCTTTAGATTCAACTTCAGATTCCGTCTTAGATTCAGCAACTTGCTTCATCATCTCATCAGCTTCTAGTTCAAGCTTTTCGGCGATTACCTCGCCTCTAGTTTTTTCTCTTTCCATTTTTTCGGTCCTTATGTGGGGTGTCGATAAAATTATTTATAAATGTTAGGTGTGTCCCTTCTGGAGCCTAACGATTCTATTACCTTTGTGGCAATTGTATCTAAAGATACAACAAATTTAAGTATGTCGCAACGACCTTGGCTAAAGCGGAAGTCCTCCGTTATTTCCAACTGGTCCCGCTCCATTTGGCGGAGCGACTCCATTTCGTCCATCAGCACCGACCATTCCTTCGGCATTTGGGACTTGATTAGCCTCACCGCCTTGCTGGCTGGCAAGGATAGCTTGTTGTAGTGCTTGCTCATCCATTAACTCCTTTTGTGATTTTATAACTTCTTCTGGATCTATATCTAATGATTTAGCTATATCAGTTAGTAGTTTCTCACGATCAACTAGCTGTGCGTCCATTGGGTTATTTATTAAAGAAAGGAACTGTAGCAATCTTTGTGATTGTACTTCTTTCTGTATTAGGGCTGTGGATCCTTTAGCGACAACACGCATATCTGATTTAACTAACTCGTTTTCATTCCAAGTCATATTCCAATCATATAAAGAACGTATCATTGGTTTAGTTAAATAGTCGTCAATGTTTTTAATAACTGATTTAAGAACTATGTTTGCGTTACTCATTAGAATAGATATACCTGTAGCGGTTCTATTTAATGAGCTTTGTGTTTGTCCATGTGTATAAGATGGCAACGCGGTGGTTTCATCGGCGAACCTTCTAAATAATTCTATAACAGATACAAGGGCTGGTGAATTAGATTGTGGTTGATAGAATCTTACCATTGGCTGATTACCATCTCCCCCCTCTCTTAGGAATACTCTCCAAGGGTAAAGCTCTGTTGGGTCTTCCCCTGAAGCCATGATATCGGTATTAACTTCAACCATTGGTCCTGACGATAATGCTACGTTATCTAAGTAGATTCTGGTTGCAGCATTCATTGTTGTCTGTGAATCACGCATCATTCTTGGAACCCCTGTTCCCCAAAACGCGTGTGGATTTTTTTCATACGGGAATATAAAGTATGGCATTACTTGTCCAGGTAGTGGGTTCAACTGTGCCTTTACAACCTTGCCATCAACTATCCATACGTTAGCACTGTACTCCTGTGAAAGATCATCATCTGAATTAAACTCAACTCCTGCATCCTCTAAATCATATCCATTTAATGATCCCCAGAACTCAAGTAACTCAAATTTCTTTGTTTGTGTTGTTCTGTCGGTTACGTTAGCTATCTCTCTTCTTGATCTTTCGTGTTGTGCTTCATCGTGGTTCCCATCGGGATTCATTTCTATACACTCATTAATTAGATCTACATTAAATCCTGGATAGTCCTTAAGGTCAGTAAACTCCTGTCTTGATATAATATGTCTTCTAAATATATCTCTTAGATCTTCCATAGAGGTTGCTACTGGATCTGGATATAAATCAAATATAGATACTGCCTCCATCTCTGGGGCTGGGCTTTCTTCATATATTAAATTAAAGCCTTCTTCCGTTTTGACCCACTTATGATCTTTTTCTACTTTTAAAGTACCAGCCTTCATAGCACCAGTACCAAATATAACTTGTTCCATGATGGCATCTTTCATCTTGCCCTCAAGGTTAGACTCAAGTGCTTGGTCAAGGATAGCCTCTTCCATGTTATCGACCCTTCTTTCTGTTTCCTCGGCGAGCTCCTCTTTGAGCTCTTCAAGTCTGGCTTGTATTAAATCATCAACAAGACCTGGATCAACAACCTGTGCTGCTTGCATTATTTCTAGTGCTGCGGCTTCGGTTAATTCTTTTTCTACTAATGGCTGTTTGGCAATCGGGGTTGATTCAATTGAGAAGAACTTTTGTCCTGGTTG